CTGCTTTACCCTGGGCTAGGAGACCTAGACCATAACGCTCACGGATCTTCAAGCTCTTGATGTCCTTCTGAGGATCATTGAATTCCTCGGTCATAACATCGTCCTTCTGTACGATAACACCAAGTTCGCTATCGTCCATAACGTAGATGTCGGTGACTGGAACTAATGCCTTACCAGTGGAATCAGTTACCACAGTGCTGGTAGCTGCTGTTCCATCTGACTGCTTCACAACGATAGCGCCCTTAGGTACGAAACGTACGTAAGGAGACACTAGGACGCGAAGAGGAACTGGGAACGTACCAACAGGGATTGCAGTGTTGGTCGTCGATAGGTTCGGAGCAATCGTCTTGTAACGAGTGTTCGGATTGGAAGGATCCCAACCGGTTTCCCCGACCTTACCGGAGTATTGTCCACCCCAGTACTGGTTGTTAGACATCCAGGCCATCTCACGCAAGATTGGATCTTTTGCCATCATCAACCATGCCAATGGATGCATCATGATTGTGTTGGGCGTGAACCCAGAGTTGATCAGGTAAGCGATCATATCGAATAGGTCGTCAAGGTGGATACCACCATTAGCGACGCCAGCGATACTACGACCTGTGGTAGCGCCGATAACTGCAGTTGTTGGCTCTGCGTTATCAAATACCTTGTAGCCAAAGGTGGCGAACAAAGCTGAGGCTTTGAGTTCTTTATGGCGAGCTAGAGCGCGACCAGCTGCACGTAGGTGCAAGCCGATAACGTCCCACTGGCTGTCTTCGATCATTTCTTCAGTAACGCGTACCATCAAACCTGACTTAGTGACAGGGATGGCAACAACGTTACCAGATCCGACTTCCAGTGCTTTCTCGGGATAAGAACCGCCCTCGGGAATATCTTCAGCTGTCAAAGCTCCCACTGCTGGGAACTCGATGCTACGGCCTTGTGACAAGCGGATGGTTTGGAACAAGTTCGTGATGACCAGGACCGGCTCGACGGCTTCCTTGACTACCTGCGAAATAACCTTAGGCAGGAATATCGAGGCGTCGCTGGAAACCAGCAAGTCCTTCACCTTCATCCGCTTACCATCAGAAACCTGGCCGTTATTCAAGAAACAGTCTTCGACCATTTTCTTGAACTCGTCCTTGATTTTTGGAGCTTCTTGAGACATTTTATGTCCTCCTATTTAGATGGTTAGCGAATTAGAACTTCAGGCGGATACGGACGGCCTTTGTTGCGCCGACAGCAGCTAGCAAGCCTGGGAAACCACCCGTTTCAGAACCGGGCATTTCCGATAGTGGATACGTCTGAACGAACTGCAATAGATCTTTTGGATAGTTGGTATCGACCAAGAGCGTCTGGCCTACAACCTGCTTAACGTCAACGCCATCCCACTTAACGAACTTACCGTTGGCATCTGACATTAGCCAGTTACCATTCTGAAGATCGTCATGTGTAGAGTACGTTGTGCTAGCAGCGGTTGCTGTACCACCGTACGCAAGACCACCGACCTTAGCCTGCACTGCAGACTGAGCGACTGAGAACGTTGAGGTTCCTAGGTCAGTGTGAGTGAAGTAAGGTAGTTCGATGGTGCGACGGCAAAGAATGCCCAAGGCATCTGGCTGGATCTGATAGTTCAGATAACGGCCGCGAATATCCTGGAACATGTCAACATACGCCAAACCGATAGGCTCGTTAGCAACACGAGTGTAGGTCTGGCCGGCAATAACGAGGTTGCCGTTGGTGTCACGGACGCCAGCATTCTGGTCGTTGATCGTGTAGGTGTCAGTTGCATCAGCTCCGCCGTTAGCAGGAACCAAGACGCCTAGAGTCAAAGGGGTAACAGCGTTGGTCGGAGAAGCAGCAACGATGACGCCCTTTGGAATTGTAACCCAGTCACGCAGCTCCATATCCATGAACACGGTCGGTAGGTACAATGCAGGCTTGTATGGAACTGGCGGCCTGTCATCGTCTCCTAATTCAAACGTTGGACGTGTTCTCTGGATGAAGGGCCACTGACGAACAGGTCTTTGAGAGGAAGTGCCGATTGATTCAGACATTTTTAATGTCCTCCTTAAGATTGGCCTCTATTACTTCATCACTGGTGGATTAAATTTCCCACCAAACATCAGCGCAGCCACTTCCGCATCCGACATACCATCAACCGCCTTCAGAGCTTTCTGAAGAGGATTTAGATCGTCCTGCAGATTCTCACTACCACCCTGATTGCTCAAGGTTGGTAGGCGCTTCGCATTCTTTTTGGCATCGTCTTCCGCAGTCTTCAGCTGATCCTCGACAGATTCCATCGACTGAGCTGTAAACGCATCGTACGCGGCCTTCCTAGCTTCCACAGTGGCGTAGGCAACTAGTCCGAGCTCTTCTCTTAAATCCAAGAGACGGTTGACCTTCATATTGCGAATGTCACCCTGAAGAGAAGTAGACTGCTTGATAGCTTCTTCCTTCTCATTCTTGGCGTCTTTAAGTTCCTCGGTTAACTTAGAGATCTGATCTTTTGAGGACTGTAGTTCGTCCCCTAGTTTCTTAATCTCGTCCTTCACAGTTTGCAATTCATCTGCAACTGGTGCTGGAGGGTTATTAGTAACAGCGGCTGCGGCAGCAGCCTGTTCGTCCGCGATCCTCTTTGCCTCAACCGCAGCAGCAGCTGCAGCATCATCGGCTACCTTCTTGGCATCAGCGGCAATCTTTTCATCAGCGATTCTCTTCGCTTCAATAGCTGCGGCTTCTGCAGCTTTCTTCTGTTCGTCTGTCAATTGATTCTCCAAGGCAGGCTCCTTAGGCTTTTGTTCGCTCAGGTCTACTATTCCACTACCACCAACGCTAAACGCTTTCTTACCGTAGACCTTGTACAAAGCATCTAAACTTGTTGAGTCACTCAGCTTGACCATCTTCCTTGTTGAATCGTTGAAAGCATACAGCGAAAGAAGGCGGTCATAAGTTTCATCAGAGACTTTCTGAGAGTCGCTGATTGTTACATCTTTGTAGTTATAAACCTGGAGAGTCTGATCTCTTGAGTCCCCAGATACTTCACGTGTTTGAACAACAGCGAAAACGTCAGCTGGATTATTAACGTAGGACAGCTCGTCCCACATCATATTACCGCCTATCCAGTAGGCCAACTGCTTCTCACCAGTTTCGTAATCCTCGTAAGTATTACCGAAGCGGTGTTCGCAACGTCCATCAACTAGCCAGTCGCGGGTACAAATAGAGCAGACCATTGAGTCTGTTTCTCCGCCGACTGAGACGGTCATATATCTTCCGTTAAGAACCTTAGCGACCGCGTCTGGGTCTGTAGTGTTAACAAGATTCCTGATATACCCAAGACCACGGTAGGAGTAGTCTGAGTTACGAACCGAAGCGTTCTGAACCTGAGGCATCAAAGCCGCAGGGATTGTACGATAAACTGATCCAACGTTTCTACCAACTGGATCTCTATGAGAATCATGATGAACCTGGACTGGCTTAGGGAAAGGCTTTGTCCAGCTATCGACTGATTTCCTTAACTTGTCGTCTTGATAGAAACCGTAGTTTCCGTTGACGATACATGAGTGGGTAACATCGATCTCGGAAAGAAGACTTACCTTCTCTGAGGTATTAGCTGAGTCAAGGACCATATTGCCAACTTGGTCCTTAAGCTTGTGGGACATTCTGTTAACAGAGTCCTTGATACTAAAAGCTTCTAGGATCTTAGCGAACTTCGCCATTGGTCTCAGCCTTCTTTATCCCGATTGTGCACTCACAGTGTCTGTGGTGAGGAGGTAGCTCATCAGCAGATACATAACGGACATCTATTTCTTTGCCCTTAAGGGCTGTGCAATCTAAGCAACCCTCTTCGGTAGTATCGAGTACGGCCGTATTATGACCGCGATTCTTAAAGGCCATCGCCTTACCAAAGTTATAAGCCTTGGCTACACCGGTAACTGCAGCGCCATAAATGTAGTGCTTGCGAACATCGAACAAAGACGTTAGCTCAGATGAAACCGTCTCCGAAGGAGCAGATAGGTTATCCATTATATTCATAACATCTTTTTCAAGATTTGTCATAGTCTTGGACAAATAATGGTTGTAGTGGTCCAATACGCCATTTACGTGAGAGTCCACAATATTATGTCTTTCATTAAGAATCTCGGGGCCCGCCCCATCGACCAGACCCATCGAAAATGCCTCATAAATAAAGGAATAACTGGCCTTTTCCATAGCCATCTTGGTGACACCGAATGTCATCTGGAAGGTACTATGATCGCTTGGTTGAAGTGGAATTGGCGTCTGCTGAGCTATAGTTAGAACGTCTTTGCGCGCGTTCTCATAGCGGGTTTCTAGCATAGCTGAGAAGCGCTCTGAGTGATCTGAGTTCTTCAAATACTTGATAACGTTATCGTGTATATTGTCTCTCTGGCGCTTGGGAGAAAGTTTCTTACCATGCTGATTAGAGGGAGCATTCTGAGCAGCAGCCTGTTTAGCCGCACCCTTTGCCCTATCAGCTGCTGCCTGTTCTTTAATAGCGTACTCGGATTGTTTAGCAACACCGAATGTGTAG